CTCGTGCATGGAGCGAGGATGGCGATTCAGTCCAAGACTCCACATTAGCTTATTCGGAAATGCATGGGGGACCTAAGACTGTGGAGAAAGCAAAGAAGCATGAACAAGCATTTGAAGCTCCTGTATTTGAAAAAGGTTATCCTTCATACGATGCAGTTAATCGTAAAGAAGCAGACGTAGATTTAGAAAAACGTGCTAGGGAGGCAGGACTATAATGGGTTGGTGGAATAAACTCGTAAGAGACAAAAAAGAAGAAGAGCGTTTAGAAGCAGAAAAAAAACAAATAGAAACTGAAAAAGCTGAACTTCTTAAAAAGAAAGATCCTAAAGCGTATGCAACAAAGCGTAAAGAACCTTGGGTAAGTGTACTTGATGTTAAAGTAAACGAAGAAAATGTTCGCAATGGCTTTTTTGAATTAGATTGGAATGAATATTTTATACAAGAACTAATGACAGCAGGATACGGTAGTGAAGGTGATCCAGAAGAAGAAATTGTGGATCGTTGGTTCCGTGATATTGTTTACAATATGTTAGAAGCAGAGGGACAAAGCACCGATAGAGGTGCAGGGTTTATTAACGTTGTACCAATTGATAAAGGCAAAAGCGAAGTTTCATGATACAAATTGGCTTACATAGCGTCTTTCCGACTAGCATATTAGAATATAATTTAGAAGAAGTTATAAATGAAAGCCAAATAGAACAGTTAAAAAATTTAGAATCAGTTTGCGAGACACACGACTTAATAAGAGATGGTGTAAGCACTTATGCTGTGTATCAAAATTTATTAACTGATGCAGAAGGTTTTGATTGGTTAGGTGATATTTTGTTTACTTGTATTGCAGAATACGAGAAACTATTAAACTTGCGCAAATTAGGCATTACAAATTGTTGGACTAACATAACATCTAAAGGTGCAAAAGTGATGCCGCATAGACACGAAGGAAGTGTATGCAGTGGTGCATTGTATGTGCAAGGCGCAGATGATAGTGCCGAACTGATGTTTCATAGCCCTCTTAAACCTTACAGGATGTTTGACTTATTCGATGGCGAGAATGAACATAATACATACTATCACTATGTCAAACCAAAACCTTTAACGCTTTACATCTTTCCTAGCTGGTTAGAACATGAGACTAAAATGGAAACAAGCACTGAGAAAAGACAAGTAATAAGTTTCAACACTAGCTATGTATGAGGAAACCATGCGTGACGATTTAATGGTACAACAACAGGTAGATAACATATGGCAGCATATGGTAGGTGTCATATGTCTCAACCAAACTGGAAGAAAACAAGTTAAATCTGTACTTCCTAAATTTTTCAAACGCTGGCCAACCCATGAAGCATTGCTTTATGCAACACGCAAAGAGATTGAAGAAGTAATTGCACCACTTGGTATGCGTAGGATAAGAGCAGAAAGACTATATCGCATGAGTGAACAGTTCGGTGACTGGGACGGAAATGATGCAACAGAACTATACGGAATTGGTAAGTACGGATCAGACAGTTATAGACTATTTTATAAAAAAGAACTACCTGAAAATGTCGGGGATCATGAACTAAAACGGTATATTGAGGAAGAATTTTGCTTGACAAATTAACACATATATGTAATAATAGTACATATAATTAATATAGATAGGTTATAATTATGGCAACTTATGTACTTGTAGACACAATGAATACGTTTTTCCGTGCCCGTCATGTAGTGCGTGGAGATATTGACACGAAAGTAGGCATGGCATTACACGTTACTCTACAGAGTATCAGAAAAGCATGGAATGACTTTAATGCTGATCATGTTGTTTTTTGCTTAGAAGGACGTAGTTGGCGTAAAGACTATTATGAGCCTTACAAACGCAACCGCAAAGAGCATCGTGATGCTATGAGCCCACGAGAAGCAGAAGAAGATAAAATTTTCTTTGAAGTATTTGACGAGTTTAAAGCATTTGTATCTGAAAAAACTAACTGCACTGTATTACATAATAAGGTGCTAGAAGCAGATGATCTTATTGCAGGATGGGTGCAGACACACCCTAATGACAATCATGTTATTATTTCAACTGATGGTGACTTCGCACAGTTAATTGCACCTAATGTGCGTCAATATAATGGTGTTAGTAACACAACTATTACACATGAAGGTTACTTTGACGACAAAGGCAAAGAGGTTATTGATAAGAAAACTAAAGAACCTAAGCCTGCACCGCATCCTGAATGGATGTTATTTGAAAAGTGTATGCGTGGCGACACAAGTGATAATGTGTTCTCCGCATATCCTGGTGTACGTAAGAAAGGCACAAAGAATAAGGTAGGACTAATTGAAGCATTTGAAGATAAATCTACGAAAGGTTATAACTGGAATAATCTTATGCTACAGCGTTGGGTTGATCATAATGGCGTTGAGCACCGTGTTTTGGACGACTACAACCGCAATGTAACATTGTGCGACTTAACAGCACAACCAGAAGATATTAGAGAGATAATTAATACTACTATCAATCAAGTAGAACAAAAACAAATTAATACCGTAGGGGTACGGTTATTAAAGTTCTGTGCTAAGTGGGATATGCAACGAGTAGCAGACCAAGTACAGACATTTTCAGAACCATTACAAGCGAGGCTACCTATATGACAATTAAAGCAAAAACAATTATTGATAACAAGTTTTGGATATTAGAAAGTAACGGTAGTAATATCGGTACTCTTTCTGTATCAGATGAACAATATATGTACACTTGCGATACAGGTACAAAACTTTATCCTACAAAAAATGCTCTTACTAAAGACCTTGGAACAAAAATACAATGGTCACAGAACACTGTCAGTGATGCTGAGTCAGTAGATAAAATTGCATATGATTTCCCTACAAGCACTACACCTTATAATATCATTTATGATGTAAAAAACAAACTTCCTTTATTTACGAAAAGTGAGAAATCTAAAAGTCTGTATTGTGCTGGTTATTACATTATCCAATTTGATAAAGGTTGGGTTAAAAGTTTCTGTCCGAAACTAGTAACTTTACAAAAGTATAATTATAAAGGACCCTTTAAAACATCTAGTGTAATGAGAGAGGAGTTATCATATGCAGTCAGATCAACCAATTAATACATTTCCTATAACATCGTTTATTCAAAATGTAAAGGCAGCAGATTCAAGTAATGCCAAAGAAGTTAAACTTACAATGCAACAAGCAAAAGGTTTAGCATTTACTTTAGGTGAAGTTATGTCAAGACTAAATGGTGACTTAGAACAATTACTTCAAAAGCAATATTCAGGACAAAACGAAGTAGTCAATATCTCCGTTGACGGTGGGAATTCTTGGTAAAAAAGAGATAAATATATACGTATATAAAGGATACGTATATGAGCAGACCTAAGCCCAAAGTAATTTTAGAGTACATAAATAAAAAAACTTACAGAATGGAGCAAGTTTTAGAGGCAGATTCTATTTGGGCTGTATTTTATAATGATGCTCCATTTAATTTAAAAAGTTCTAATGCATTAACAAATTACCCCGGACCTAAGTATAAGAAGACTAGTTTTTCTAATCCCGGTCATGCATTTAATCTTGCTACTAGACTGAATGAATTATTTAATACTGATCAGTTTTGCGTTGTTAAACTAACAGACGGCGAAAAAGTGACAGAAAACAATGAATAAAGAACTTTATACTAAAATTTTTCTGAAGCAAGCTGATATTTCTATAAATGAAGCTACAGTAAAAGACTACTTACACAGACTTTGGAAAAATACTAGAAACAAGGAAAGCGGTGGACTTCGATTGACAGAAGATGGCTATGACTTTCTGGTAGAAAAATTAGACTTAAAGATTTACGATGTACCATATCCCAAAGATATGGAGTTTACGACAAATGTAATTATATGGTTAGATCAGTTTATCGACTGTCCATATTACTTAGGTCCAAGAAGTATTTGTGTAACGAACGAAAAGAAAGCATTAGAGCTTAGTCTTTTTAGTGGCGATGTAAGAAAATTTGGACTAACAAAAGCAATTTCTCGACAAAAAAACGCAGAAAAAGGTTGACCTTTTACTAAAGCGGTGCTATATTATATGTATAGTTAGTAATAACAAATGGCACTAGTAAAAGGAATACAAAATGGAAAGCGTAGCACTACGTACTGTAAGCCCTAACCAGGCTAAAAAATCAATTACACGAGCTTTTAAGAAAAAGCGTCCTCTGTTTCTTTGGGGTCCTCCAGGTATTGGTAAGTCGGACATTATTCATCAAATTGGTGTTGATATGGAAGCACTTGTAATTGATGTTCGTTTGTCTCTTTGGGAACCTACAGACATTAAAGGCATCCCCTATTATGCCGCAAACGATAATAAAATGGTGTGGGCTGCACCTGCAGAACTTCCAGACGAAGAAACTGCAAAACAACATAAATGGATTATTTTATTCTTAGACGAAATGAATTCGGCTGCGCCTGCTGTACAAGCGGCTGCATATCAGCTAATTCTTAATCGTAAGGTTGGTCAATACAAACTACCAGACAATGTTCTTATTGTTGCGGCTGGTAACCGCGAAGCTGACAAAGGTGTAACATATCGTATGCCTGCTCCGTTGGCTAACCGTTTTGTACACTTAGAGCTTG